GGACGCTCCTCGTTCACCACGTCCACCTCACCAATCGCGAGGGGCGTGTCGCATACGAGGCCCAGGCCGTGAAACGCATCCTCGATTGGATGCGCGGCCAGGGCCTCACCCGTTTCATCTACAGCGAAAGCGCGTTCGACTACGGCACGGTGCGCTACGTCGTGCGGGATCATTGCATCTGGGCACTGTGGATCGGGATTCTGATGTCGGACCCAAAATACAAGCACATTCGTCACGTGATCCGCACCGATCATTGGGACTCCGATGCGGACGGCCCCGATGGTCCTGTCATGCAGCGAGCGCACCGGCGGTATCGGAATCTATCGTACGAGGTGTGCGAACGAGAACTTATCTGGGAGCATCCCATTCAGCACATGATGAAGGCCGAGGTCGTGAGGGCGACACCACCCGATCTGCTGAAATTGTGCTGGTGGTGTCGGCATCCTACGCCAAGCGGCAAGCCGTGTCATCGGTGCTACACGTGCCGGCTAGTCGATGCGGCACTATCGGGAGGAGGGCGAGGACCTGTGTTAGAGGCGAAGGTGATTGCACCATTCCGGTGCAAGCTCACCAAACAAAATTACAGTCCGGGAGACGTATACCGCCACCCGAACGAAGAACGAATGCAGTACCTCGCGAGCCTCGAACCACCTCGCGTCGAGTGGCCGCCGAAGGGCAACGAATCCGGAGAGACCACACTCGAAGCTGAACCTCGACATGTGGGTGGCGGATGGTACGAGTTACCAGATGGCGGGCGCGTCCGCGGTAAGGATGCGGCCCTAGCGGCTCTGCGAGGTGGATAGATCATGGCCTATGCAACTGAGCAAGACCTCGCTGACTACCTCGGCGTGTCGCTGGCTGACCTCCCCGACGACGCGGAGAGGCTTCTGGAGCGGGCGTCCGAGGACATCGACTACTACACTCTGGGTAGGGCGACGCAGAGCGAAGCGACGAAACTCGCTACATGCGCCCAGATCGAGATGTGGCTCGAAGTCGGCGAGGAGGCGGACATTCGGGGAGCGCTCCAGTCGTTCTCAATCGGGCGTTGGTCGGCCACCTACGCATCAAGCGGCAACGGCGGCGGGCCTCCTGCGCTTGCGCCTCGGGCCAGGCGACATCTCCTCCTCGCCGGTCTCCTTTACCGAGGGGTGGCGATGCGATGAGGATTCCCGCCTCTCTGCGCCGAGAAACGGTCGTCGTGACGCCCTACTTGGGCTCAGGTGCCTATGGACCCATCTACGGCTCGCCGACCACGTATGCGCCGCCCTACAAGGGTGTGTACATCGAACCGGGGAACCGTCAGGCTGTCGATTCAACGGGTAAAGAGGTCGTGGCAAACGCCACGGCTTTTTTTGATGGGGATGTACCCATCGGCATAGGCGATCTATGCGAGTGGCAGGGACGCCGCTACGCCGTGATCGACGCTCAGCCCCAGAGACCCTTCGGACGCACCAATCACGTTGAGGTGTTGTTGCAAAGCACCGAGGATGCGACGCCATGAACGACGTTCGCATGACGTGGCACGGCCAAAGGGTGAGTGAGGCAGTGGCTCAAGCGGCAGTTCGGGGCTTGCGCGATGGAGCCGAGCACCTGCTTACGACCGCAAACTACACAATCCCACTCGAAACAGGCGATATGATGCGCTCAGGTGTTCTCGACGTAGACGAGGAGCGTCTTGAGGCGTCAGTGAGCTACGATACGCCGTATGCCGTCACGCAACACGAGGACACGACACTCCGGCACGATCCGGGGCGTCGGGCCAAGTGGCTCGAAAAGACGCTCAATGAGGAGCGGAGCAAGATCCAGCGCTACATCGAGGACAAGATCAAAGACGCTCTGAGGGGGTGATGCGGTGCTCGAAGGAATTGCGAGATACCTGCACGATAAGGGCATCGTGACATTCGACCCGGACGGCATCACCGGCGATGTGTTCATCGAGGCGATGCCTGACACTCCCTCAAGCGCCGTCGCCCTCATGTCTACGGGAGGCCCAGAGGAGCCGAACATCCGTTATCCGTTCGACACTCGGAGCTTCCAGGTGCTCGTCCGAGGAGGCGCCGATCCACGTCCCGCCAAGACCAGAGCAGAGGCGATCTACAACGCCCTGCAGGGACTCACGGGCGTCACGCTCGATGACGGCACGTACGTCGTCGGCATCGGAGCGATCCAGCCGGGGCCGATACGTGTCGGCCAGGACCAAAACAACAGGCACCGATTCAGCCTCAATTTCTGGGCGCGGGTGCGCGCCTACACGGAACATCGACAGTAAGGAGTGATCCAAATGGCGGCAGTTGAGATCCTCGCACGAGAAATGCTGTTCAAGA